CCAATACCAAAGAAGAACAGGAAAAAGTTAGACCATCGTAGGTGAAATTCCTACTATTGATTTTACATTTTTGCATATTTTTTGTCCTCTAAAATGGGCGTTTTAAATGTGCAAAGGTGTAATAAAGCATATATCCTTTCAAAAATATTAGTAAATTACGAATTAAAGAGGATTGGTGGAATTGTGAAAAAATTGATTTGATAAAATGAATGTATCGAAACGGACATCCTGTTACCAAAATGGAGTTCGTATCTAATAAATCACACACAATTACCGTAGCCGAATGCGTCGAGCAAATGTCAAAGGGTCAGGATTTTGCATGTAGCGGAGAGACCGTTTTCTTAGAAACAGGTGAATCAATTCGTTACATCGGAGTCATGGATGGACATGGCTCCGATTCCTGCATAAATTTCATACGTAGACTTCCGGATACTAAAATTCAAGAGATTATGGGCAACAAATGCCCGATCACTGCGCTACAACACCTTATCGGAAAAGAAAATGTCGTCGGTTTTAGCGAGTCGTCTGGCGCCACTATGTGCTTGGCGCGAGTGTTTTCCGATCACGTCGAGTGTCTTAACAGCGGTGATTCTCAGGCTGTTGTTTTCAAGAATGGAAAAGTGGAATTTATAAGCGAGGAACACAATACGAGCAACAAAAAGGAGCGATCCCGACTGGCAGACGAGTTTCGTATCAGCGGGTATCTAATTTCGCGAAATATCAGAATGGTCGCCGAAAATAAACTGGAGCCCTTGCCGTCTGAGTATGCGGAATTCAAAAACGGAATCACTCTTGCCACGACACAGGCGCTCGGACATCGCAACACTACGGGGATCCGACCTGATAGAACCGTTATTGAGTACGGACAAAGTGATACGATTCGCGTTGTTGTGGGGAGCGACGGGCTTTTCGACATGATTATCAAGGGCGACGACGGGTCCTATTTGGAAGATGATCTCATGGAAATGCATTCTATGTCGTGTGAATTAATAATGAAGAGAGCCGTGGATAGATGGCTACATGAGTGGGAGGTCACCTTAAGTGGCGTAACGTCGAAATTTACATATACGAGAATAGAGTGCGATGATGTTGGTGTCGCTGTTATGGATATTATTCCTATGGAATCCGTCTAATTATATTTTGAGTCGACAAAAAACATAAACACAAATATTGGTATTGTATAACTAGATGTATAAAATCTTTTGTATTTTATCATTATTCGTCGGATCCGGGGCTTTTTTCCGTGGACTTTTAGAAAGGGCTATCTGTTCAGTTGTTCCGAAACAATTACCCGAGCCAATTATTTCTCATTTATCCGAGGACTTGTCGCAAGACTTGTCGCAAGACTTGTCGCAAAGCTTGTCGCGTTTACACTGGTACGTGGTAGCAGAAGCCAAAGAAATCCGACCAAATAAACCATTCAAAACCATCGTTTGGGATAAAGAATATGTGATTTGGAAGACGGGTCTTAATCGATACACTGCTCTAGACGATCGCTGCTCTCATCGCGGGGCGTCATTATCGAACGGCAAAATAACCCAGACCAGCGAAATAATATGCCCCTACCACGGATATGAATTCAATCAAACCGGGTCGCTTACTTATGTTCCGGGATTAAATCATACCAGCACGCCATGTCATAATGTTGATTATTACAATGTAGTGGAACGCGGAGGGTGGATCTATATGAATACAATTCCAACACCATTTTTACCCGAGGATTCGGAAACCGGTATATATCTAGAACCGGAAGCCAATAATAAGACGTTTGCTAAGATATACATTAAATCCGACTTCAAGGCATACGCTCGCGTAGTAAGCGAGAATTCGCTGGACGTTATGCATATTGGATTTGTGCATACTTTCGGGAATAAAGACTCACCGAGTCCCATTAAAGAAGTCCCACCGCATGTCATGAATGATGATCCATTTCATTATCGCACGCAATACGAATATAAATCGGGAAAAGATTCTTTAGTCAAACGTTTATATAATATCCCCGAACTACGCATTGAAAACGAGTTTATTCTACCACATACCACGATTGCTCGGGTCATTTTCGGGGATTTTGTCAGCACAGTGGTTACTTTTGCCACGCCGGTGAATGTCACAAATAGTCGTCTTTTCGTTAAGACATATCGTAATTTTTGGAATATGGACGAAACAAATAATATATTTGCTAGATGGGCTAATGCTATCGGAAACCGAATTGCGAGAAAAATGATGACTGAAACGGTGAATCAGGATAAATGTGTGATTCAGAATATTCCGCTTCGATGCATCGACGGGCGGTTCAATATGAAGTTTGATAAATTACAGAACGTTTATAGGACATTATATAAACGCATGGTTCATAACGCGACGGAAACCACAATCCAATAAAAAATCTCCGCATAAATAAAATGAGTACTCCTGGTCAAATGACAACCGGCGAAGGCATTTCTGGCACGGTTTTGTTGGTTTTCGTATCCTTGTGGATGCTTTTCGGGTTTGTTGCATTCGTGTATTCTCTTTTCTGCTTTAGCCGTAGTGGATCCACTTTGGATAAGTTTATCGGATTTTTAATCGCGTTCTTAACTGGACCCTTTTATTTCTTGTATTTGAGATACAATCAAGGATATTGCAAATAAAGTAGGGAACCTACGGTTCCCCTACGACCCCTCCCTTTTCTAGTTTGCACACATGTAGATAAAGTAGGGAACCTACGGTTCCCCTACGACCCCTCCCTTTTCTAGTTTGCACACACGTAAATAAAGTAGGCGTAAGCTTCGCTGAATACCTACGACCCCTCCCTTTTCTAGTTTACGCACACGTAAATAAAGTAGGCGTATGCTTCGCTGAATACCTTTTGCTTCGCTTTACCCTCCCTTTTCTAGTTTACACACATGTAAATAATATGAACTAAATAAAAATATCGATTGATTCTATATGTATTCAATAGAATCAATAGGAGATTACAGTGTCGAATTAACTCAAATCATATCCATATTGTGTTTGTTGTATGTAAATCCGTATTTGATTATAATTTATATCATCGGATTTTTCATAAATACTTGGGTTAACCGTACGTTAAAAAAATGGCTCGGTGGATCAATGCCATCGGGTCATTTTCAACAGATGGCGTATTCAATATCGTTCGTCGGATTTGTTCTACTTTATAAAAACGCATTAAGTCTCTATTGGAAATATATTATCGCTGTATATGCGTTAGCGTTAGCGTCGTGCCTTTACAACTGTCTTATGCGCGAACATAATAGTGTCGCTGAAATAATCGTTGGATCCGGACTTGGATCTATCACGGGATACGCTGTGTATCTAATTTCACGCAAGATTATAGATAAATAAGAAATAAATATCATACATACATTATGACGTTTATTTATGAAATGGCTATTAAATATCCAGAGAAATCGTATTGCGATCCGACTTTTGCTTTCTGCGATTCGACTTCTTGGGTAAATTCGCACCTTGGAGATTACCCAACGAAGATACACTTACCATGGAATCATTATCGTCGACCGTGGTTACTGTAACACCGCCGTTATTTGTGGGTGTGCGATTATGAATATTCACCTCGCGCGTTTTCAATCCCGAGAGAAGTCCTCCCAAATCCAGGTTTTGAGGACCACGCATTTCCGGTCTAGGTAAAGTGCTAGCGCGAGCCATGTCATTCATCGAAGGGATATTGGATCTCGTAGGAGGTCTATTTGCGCTCTCATAATTGGCGCCAAGATCGATTCCCTCCTCTCGGAACATGGTGCCACGCCCCATCGAAATATCAGGGCGATTTCCCATATTTACATTAGCGGTAGATCCAGGTCTCTGTGGAGGAGGCATCGACTTTGTCTCCATGGGGGCTGGCGGGGGTCCGAATGACGTCTTCACTTGCTCTTCGGGGTGTAAGATATTATTCATGAATCCAGCTCCCGGATTATTTTGACTCATACTTTGAACGGTGGCATTCGTAAACATCTTCATTAACTCGGGGCTCTGACGAATCACGTCATTGAATCCAGGTGTGGCAGTAGAAAGCGCCTTATTAGTGATATTCACAACCGCAGCACTGAATCCGAGACGCAATAGTAACGATAACTCGGGTGAAAGCTTTCCGCCCTTGTACTTCTCATGGAGTTCATTGAAAATCTCCTCATAGCTCTCGATGTCCTCGCTTACCTGCTCTCCCCAGCCGTCCAAATTGAAATCAAAAGGATTGAATACCGCGTTTGCATATTCGATGGAATTCACTGCGGTCATAAACCACCAGCCTTGGAGTTTCACACTATCCTTCTTTCTTTTTTCCTCCATAACCGTCTCATATTCATCCTCGACCTCATCGTAAGGCGAATCCATGTTATAATGCGACGTGTTCTTCATGTGACCTTTCTCATACCAGTCCTCCAATTTCTTAATCATGGCACGCTTCTTACGGCGCTTATCTCGCTCCGACATTCTGGGAACATTTGCAGTGGATCCAAGAGGAACTTCGCCCATTTTACTAAATCCGTCCCATGTCTTAGTAGTTCCGATGCTTTCCACAGTAGCGTGTCCCAAATTAGAGTCACTTGTTCCTGATGACGAATTGGACGTCTGGGTGGAAGGTTCAGACTTGGCAGCAGATGATCCACCGAAATTGAAGAGGTTCGCAGCGAATCCACTGAGAGTTCGCGTGTCAGCGGCGGGGGTATTGGCGGCAGCCGCCGACGTGTCAGACAAATTATTTAGTTCGGTTTCCAACTTATCCAATTCGCCTAAATCTACGTTTGTGTTAAAAGCCGAGGACTTCTTTTTGTCGTTCATTAATAATTCGATTCCGGGTCCGAAATTCACAGAAGGTTTTGGTGAAGCTCCTCCCCCCGAATCGCCTTCATTTAACGTAAAAGAAATAGGTTCCAAATCACTCAATCCGATATCAATGACTTCCATTCTTCTCTTATTTAATCACGGCGAACTTTTATATTTGTTTTAAACGAAACATAGTTTTAGCAGGGAACCTGAGAGTTCCTACTATTCTTGGAAATCCACCATATTCCCTGTAAAAAACAGTCCGCCAGATCGTCCTTCTTCGGCGTTTCTAAGCAATATTTCCAAGGTGAGAACCCGGGATTTTGTTCTAGAATTTGAGAACAAATAGCAACACTATCGGTTTTGTGTTTATTGTACTTGTCTTTCTCCGTCTTCTGTGAAATCTCAACGTTTTCTAACGGGATTTCAGCGCTAGGCAATTTAAATCCCTTCAACTTATTCGCCGAAGATACGAATTCGATATAAGAATTTGGGGATCTCATAATAAAATACTGCGCCAGCATTCCTTGGACCGTCTTCATTCTCCCAGCCAAAGGTGATATCTGGTTTTCCATGATTATATGTGTGACTTCTTGGATCCAAGGTAATTCGTCGAGTCGGTCGCGCATATTTCGACCAAGGGTGATCAAGTCGGTACTGGATGCGGTTTTGGATTTGGTTTTTATAATAGGTTCGAAACAATTTTCCAAGAAGAAGGGTTGAAGCGCTTCCAAAAGGGCTTTCTTCGAAGCTGGGACGGCAGAATCTTGGAAAACCTTGTATAGAATGCCTATTTCACCTAGTTTTTCTTTGTCGAGTTTACGAAGTGACGCCATGGATATTTCCTTGGTCGGGATGATCCATGGTTCCAAGATTGCATGTTTCAAACAATAATTGACGCCGTTTTTCTTGTATTTTGCTGCCTTATCACAAGTCTTGGAAACCGTGGATTTCTTAGACTTTGGTTTCAGAATAAACCGACATTTCGGAATCGGATATTCTTCATCCATGAGATTCAGGACGCCCCATGCTTTTATCGACGAATAATTGGTCCCTGAAATATCAAAAAAACAATACGCCATATTTTTGATGCCAATATCGAAACTCAGCATCTTGGATAAATATCTATATGAATTAGATTTATATAGATATCACGGTTTATTTTTATTATCTTCAAATATAATGCTCAAAAAGATTTAACAGGTTGCTACTATATCTCAACAAGTTTTTGAGTGTTATGTTAGAGTTTTAATGGTTTAATTAATTTTATAAAAATGTAGCAACATTTGATAGTACACCCTTTAATCTATCGTTTGAAACACTATTCGGGTTTCTTGAGAATATAGAACGACGAATCAAATAAGGGATCGAAAAATAAATAGTTTCAGTCATTTTGAATGGATTGGTATTAGCTATAGTAAAAACGCAAATAGACGACAAAAGAGTGAGTTTGTTAAGGGAATCGCTTTTCTGTATTTCACTGATCAAACCGTTTAACACAATGTGCCCATTGACTTTATTTCTAAAATATTGAATTTCATCTAATGAAAGAAAACTCTGGGTGTATATAAGTTTTTTGACAATGCTAAAGTTTTTCAATTCTGTTGCGATTGATAATAATCCCACCTGAAAAGATTTCGGAGAAAATGCTACACTCCTAAACGAGTGTGACTGATTTCTCATAATTTCAAGAACGGCTACTCTTGTTCCAAAGTCATTCGCCCAAGTTGTTATAGCAAAAATTTTAAAACTTAAAATATATTTAACTCTTGACAAAACATATAAGTCGTCCAAAGGAAGCAATGACAATATTTGGTCAATTTTATTTAAAAAAAAATTGTGATCATATTTAATGCTAAGTTCTGTAGCTACGATTCTCGAAGCTGCAAAATCAAGACGTTCGCCTGAAATAACAGGATTTTCCATTTTCCATATAAAAACAGTTAAATCTAAACATTTAAGCAAAAGAGGATTTATTTCTTGTTTTATAAATATTTCTAAATCGTTATTTTTTAACCTATTATTTTCTATTTTTTCGATTAGATCGTTAAAATTTTTTTCACCTTTAATTTTACCGATTAAAAAAGGTTTATTAATTTTGTCAACGTATTGAATGCATTTTCCATTATCCCAATCATAAATTTTGAAAATATAAAAGATGTGAACTAGAGTAATAAGACGATCATTTTTGATAGGTTCAGTTTCTTCAAGCATTTTTTTTTTCATTTCATTTAGTTCTTCAACTCGGTTTTTTATAAACGAAGAAATTTCACTATAATACGAACGAGAATTTTTTAATTTCCGAAACCTTGGATATCCCAATACCCATTTATATAAAACTTGAAAACAATATAAAATTCCTCTAACCTCTTCGTAATTAATGCGCAATAATATCGCAAAAAAAAACCAGGATATAAATGATATTGGAAGTGTCGCCGTGAGCGCTGGAATAGCAACCGGCTGTCCTAACGGAAGACCAATTCCCGCCAAAACCGCTCCTAAATTCCCCACTCCCATTCCCATTCCAACTAAACAGAACAAATAAAGCATTATAAATAAACCAATTCTCCCAATTCCCCAACATAAAAGGTACATAGGCGAAACCTCTCCTTTTTTTAAACGTAGTCCGCCAATTTTTTTCGTTTTTCTGGCATTTCCTATTGCGTGATTTCTAATATTCACCTTTCTGTGCTTACGCTTCTTAGTTTTGCATTTCGATAATATCCTTTTGTTTCTTGTATATCTTATTCCTCCAACAGGAGGGTTGCAATCGTTGTTATTTTTTACTGAATTTACATATTTATTAAGCAGATCTTTACACTGCCATCTTTTCGTAGAGGATGACCAATTTTTAGTAGTCCAAAATGGAAATTCAGAACTGCATATTTTATTTACTTGTTTATTTGTTGTTATTGATGGTTTTTTTACTGTTTCATATGCATTATGTAACCAACTACTTGATAGATAATGATTCTTATCACTTGACGGACTTTTTGCTACCGCCTCTATTTTTCTTGTAATATTGTTACACACGTCTTTCTTACATGAAATCCCATCAACAATCATTTTTCGTTTTGCGTTGAGAAGACGTTTGCACCTTACTCTCCTGGTTTTACGAATTATGCCAGCGAAAGGCTCTAACAAAGATGCAGTGGTATCTGAAGGAAAGTGTCTATCGCATATTTCATCTGTCTTTCTAGTTGAAGCGAGATATCGACATGTTTTATTTCTAGGATTGCGCCATTCATAACCTAACCAATCTTTGTGTGCTGGATGGAGGAGTTCACATTTCTTTTTTTCTTCATTCGTTGATTTATCATAATCAGATTTTGGTATTTTCGATGCTTCATCGAATGACGTTTTTAACCATGCTTCTTCGGTTTTTTCGTCTTTTAATCCATCTACCTTATATTGCAAATCCGCACACATATGCCTATAATTTTTTTCATAGACGAGCTGTAAAAAATACAATCTTACTACATTAGAGTCGCCTATACTTATTTTTATATTTAAACTATTGTAAGCTTTCATAATCAACGATTTTAATACAAAAATAGATGTTCGAGGCAAATTTGCTAAAATTATAGGAAATTGGTATGTGTTTTCGTCGTGAGATTTCGAAAAAACGTCCCAAAAGTTAACGTCGATTATGGACATTTTAAAACATTCTACTAATAATTCCGTGTTATATTTATAATTCTGTGCATATTCTAGAGAGGGGGTTTCCGAAGAGGGGGTTTCCGGAGAGGGGGGTTCCGGAGAGGGGGGTTCCGGAGAGGGGGGTTCCGGTGAGGGTGGTTCAGTAGAAGGGGGTTCCATTGAACTGACTTTCGCTAAAAGGGCATTCGTTTAAATCTTATTAATTTTAATTGCATCAT